GTGCCATTTTCTTTCCCAATGACGGCGTGGGGGATTTCGAGGAGATGGTGCCTTGGGAATATTCTTTGAAAGCCGTCACATACGACGTGAACACGGTATCCGGGGATCTCGTATACGAGGACAGACTTGATAACCAGATGGGGCCGGTACGGGCTACCGCGCAGAACGCTCCGGGGTTGTTTGGCTAGAACATAAGGGTGGTTATGCTGAACGTATCCTTATATACCGGAATACCCTTTGTCCCTCACGGGCGTACACTGGAAGGCTGCGATTGCTGGGGCCTCGTCAGACTGGTTCTCAAAAACGAATATGGAAAAGACCTTCCTTCTTTTGCCAGTTCTTACGGGGAGCCGGAAAAGGAGTGGCTGGCCGAAGTGGTCGATAACGCGATAACATCCCTCCGCCCGACGAAAGTCGATGTCCCCGCCGAAGGCGACATTGTTCTTATGACCTTTCGTGGATTTCCTTGTCACGTCGGCCTTTACGTGGCCCCCAATAACGTGCTACATTCAGATATCCTCGGGCGGGATTCCTCGCGTCTTTCCCGCCTTTCCGACATAAGGATTGCATCCAGGGTCAGAGGGTTTTACCGCTTATAGTATCGCTTTTAGCAGGAGACAACATGCCCAGAGTAGTCGCCTTTCTTCACCCCCTGATGTCGGAGCGGAAGATTCTCGAAGTTGCGGAAGGGCTCTCCGTAAGGCAGGCTCTGGATTCAATAGAAGGGCTGAAGAAAGAAAGCTCTTTGTTTGTAGTGCTGAATGATGACAGGTTGCCCGAGGAGTCGTTTGAAGCTACGCTATTGGGGGGAGAAGATACTCTTCTTGTCCGTGTCGTGCCTGCTGGAATAAGCCCGAACTCCTCGGGCACAAAAGATGAAAGCTTTTGGGATGCACTCCTTATAGGAAGTGGCGCGCTCATTGCAGGAATCGGTGCAATAGGTGTAGGGGTTTTGGGCTGGACTGGCTTCGGAGCCGTCGTAGGCTATGCCATGATGTCCATAGGAAGCAGCATGGTTATGTCCGCATGGGCGGAAACAGCCACGGATACCGGAGACCGAAGCACAGATCGCCGCAAGGACGTATCCGGAGCCTCCAACTCAGCCGAGCAGGACGCCCCCGTTCCTATAATTTTCGGAAAGCACCTTCTTACCCCTTCTTATTGGACAACTCCTCATACCTCGATATCCGGTACGGATGGGGAAGACAAGTACGTTCACATGCTCTTCGCTCTCGGCTATGCGGACAAGACAAGGTCCGACGGAAGTGTGAAGGTCTCCGACATCAAATTTGGGGACTCTGTTGTTGCCTCCAACGCAGGAGACAGACGCAATACCATAGACGCAGCCTCCCAGATCGATGTTACCACAGGAACGGTGGGTACGGTCGAAGTCTCTATCCATCAGGGGTCGGCTTCCGCGAAAACATACCTCGACCTCCTCGGAGTCGGGAAGGTTATCAAGGAACAGAATCTCAATCTTCCTCTCGAAAGGTGGAGAGCGGAGCAAGGATCGACCGTAGGGGCCAAGATTTTTACAGGGTCTGTGACGGCGGATGATGAGATGGATGGTTCCATAGGTCGTCGTCTGCAATTTACAGGTAATGCAGGTTTTTGGTCGGGATTGGAATATGGCGCAGGAGCGGTGAATATAAGCGGCTTTACCAATGCCGCTTTTAATGGATCTTTCGGTATTGGCTGGTTCAGCGGAAGCCGTCTTATGTCCTCCCCGGCTTCAGGCAAAGTCACAGCGGAGACCGCCAACATAACCGCCTACCAAGGAGCCAGTAGCCTCACCTTCGCTGTGGACTCCTCCACGCGCACAATCACCCGAAACTCCGGAAGTTTCCTCTCCTACGACGACGACGTGAAATATGGCGCCTTGCAGGTAGGAGATTTCGTCACCTACTCAAGCCCCACGAACTCATGGACCTTCCCCGTTTCCTACGTCGCCCCCAATGGGCTCTCCTTCAAGGTCTCGGGCTCCGGGACTCTTGTGACGGAAGCAGCCACCGGTCTCGCACAATACTGGTCGTCTTCCTCTCCCTCCATAGAGACCTCCAAGAAGACCACCTCCATTGCAGTGGAGATTGAGTTCCCTTCCGGACTCATAGGCTGGAACGAAGGGGACAGACAGAACTGTACCACAACCGTAAAGTGGTACTACCGCCTGAAAGACTCCGTCCCATGGATCGAAGGCACGGCGTTCTCCGGCTCCTCCTCGGGAGTCTTCACCAAACAAATACCCCACACAATCCGGTACACCGGAACCAAGACGGGCTTGACTTCCGGGCAGTATGAGGTCCGCGTACAGAGGGAAACCTTCGATGCGCAGAACAGCGACCGTACGGACGCCGTGGTCTGGTCTGCCCTCCGCTCCATCACAGGCCAGGATACCATAGGCTTATCCGACGACGACATGAAGGGCGTGTGCTTCCTTGCGGTCAAGGCCCGGGCCTCCGAGTCCCTGTCCGGATCAATCGAGAAACTCAATTGCGTTGTCGAGCAGGTGTACCGGACCTATGACGGCGCGGGTTCCGCGATAACGGACTGGTCTGTCGATGCCGACGAGACTCTGAGTACGAACCCCGCTGCCGCCTTCCTCCACGCTTTGACCGGCCCCATAAATCCGAGACCTATTACTGACACAACCAAGATCGACCTTGCCGAACTCGGGGTTCTGTACGCCTATTGTGTGACGAACGCTTTCCAGTTCAACCGGGTGTACACGCAGGACACAACCCTGCGGCAGATGCTCACGGAGATCCTCGCATCCTGCCGCTCTTCATTAACGCTGAAGGACGGGCTGTATTCCTCTGTCACAGACAAAGCGCAGACCACTATTGTCCAGCACATCTCCCCACGGAATTCGTGGGGCTTCTCCGGCTCCAAGAGCTTCGAGAAGATGCCCCATGCGTACAAGATCAAGTTCATCAACGCGGCGGAGAACTGGGCTGAAGATGAGATGGTAGTCCTTGACGACGGCTACAAGTGGGATACCGATGGCGATGGGATATTAAAAGATTACGCCGGAACCGACAGGACTGCGGACGGGGCCTATACTCTTGCATCCGAATTCGAATCGCTTTCCGTGAAAGACCTCGGGATCACGGATTCAGCTACCGTCAAGAAGTTCGGTCGTTACCTTCTCGCGTGCCGAAGACTCCGCCCTGAAACCTTCACAGTGAATCAGGATTTTGAATCCCTTGTCGTCACACGCGGGGATCTTGTCCGCGTGTCCCACGACGTTCCGATGTGGGGCTTGGGGCAGGGAAGGATCAAGAGCGTAACGTACGGGAGCGGCGGGAACGTAAGCTCCTTCATTGCGGATGAACTGTTTCAGTATACGACAGGGGAGAGTTACTGTGTCAGAATAAGGACTGCGACCGGAAGTGAGTATGCGACCATAAGCAACCCCGGAACCTCGCTTTCCAATACCGTGACTCCTGTGGGTGTCCTTACCTCCGCAGTAGAGTCGGGACAACTTGTTTTCTTCGGGGAAACGGCTCTTGAGTCCACGGAAGCTCTGGTTGTTGCCACCGAGTTGAACGACGATTTTTCCGCAAAGCTGACGCTCGTGGAGTATAACGCGGCGGTCTACCCGGCAGAGGCCGGAATAGGTGTCCATAATTCGAGGATCACGAAGAATGCTCCTTTGGTTCCGGCTCCTGTGGTGAGGGCCGTGGTCAATACGATAGAGAGGAACTACGCACAGCAGAGCCCCGGAGCGCAGGCTGTGGATATGGCGCTGACGCAGGGGGAGGGGGCGGGGTCCATTGCGGTGGACAAGACTGCGGTATGGGCTTCCCTTGCGGTGGCGAACGCAACAAACAACGCCGTCATTGGTGATGAATTTCTTGACGATTCCACCGGGCCTCTTCTGATCTATCGTTGCACGGTTGCCGCGCCTTCCGTAACTCTTGAAAACTCCGTGCGGATAAAAGCCAAGCAGTACGGAGACGTTGCAAATTCCACGGAGCTTAACGCTCTTACCGGAGAGATTTACGGGGATACGGTGTATATGACCACCACTTCTCAGTGGTACAAGTATACGACGACGTGGATCGTTGACGGGGTGTCGATAGGGGGGACTGCAACAACAATAGTAGCGTCCAATGCTCCGCGTTATAGGGGAATAGGCCGTCTCGCGGCTACAGGAACCGCGAACTTCGCAGGCTATGAAGTGTCCGCCTCCACCTTTGTCGGGGGCGTGATAACCGTGAATGGAACGGTAACAGCCACAACCACGATAACTCCGAACGTCAATGACTGGATGCTTAACTACTACAATGCCGGAGTCTCTACTCTTGCAACTTTCCTGTGGAGCGGAAGTGCTTGGACACAGACAGGAGTCACAGGAGAGATGCGCTCTGCAGCACTTGAAGATATCTTCAGGCTCAATTGTCTGGCTACCCCTATTGTGATTACGGAAGGGACAACGTACATAGAAGCAATGATCTACAGGCTCTTTGCGAAGTATGTGAAAATATTGACGGGCGGAAGCATAAGAGGAGGCGACAGGTATGACGAAAGCGGCTCGACTATTGATGGGACTAAGTCTGGGTTTTATATCTCGGCCAGCGGCTCCTGCAAGGTCGCTGGCATGGAGTTTGAAGGCTCCCAGGGGGGCGGGGTGCAGTGGGGCGGAGGTCAGCAGGTGGGGGTGGACCTGAATATTGCGGGGATAGGTGCCCCCGCTCTTGCGGCCATGAGTGCTACTGAGGCGGCATTTATCGATGCAACTAACGGAGATCTCCGCATGTATCGTTGGAACGGTACCGTGTGGGCTTATGTTGCGGGCAGTGAACTCAATATTCCAGGGATAGGTGCCCCCGCTCTTGCGGCCATGAACGGAACAGATGTGGCATTTATTGATAGCAATAACGATGATCTCCGCATGTATCGTTGGAACGGTACCGTGTG